ACGTCAATTGCATAATCGACTTTGGTACCAATGACGTCAAATTTGTCTGTAGTTTCGCTTAGTCGCGACCAAGACACATTAACGTTAGCACTCGATAATTGGGTATTGGTGATGGTGCGAATCCACGGCGTACCGCTGCGAAGTATCGTACCAATACCAATCTCACTACTAAGGCTTGGCAACCCTGCGATGTGCGTTTGATCAACCGTGCCGTTGCGGATTTCCCATTCGACGTTTTCAAAGTTTGGATTGCCGTCAGCATCCAGTAGTGGCGTGCCGCCCCGCATGAGACTGGCCTGGCCCCCTC